AGGTATAACGAGCTATTCAAAGGGCTCCGTATCAACACGGTCCCCTACGATGGGAACCCGGAGGGTAAGGTCTGGGACGATGTGGACATTACGGTATTCGAGCTACCTCAGCCGATACAGTTGGACTCGATTCGGGTGGTAGGCTGTCAGAAGTTGTGGCAGTATTTCATACAACTGTGTGCGAGGACACTGAGCGACCCCAGAGTCAGGACTGTGGTGATTGACACCATGACGGTTGCCAGGCGTGTCAAGGCCAGTGCGTACTTGGAAGGGCTGCAAGGTGTTGCGTTTGACAATAACGGCAACAGGAAGTCTGGGGAGAGGTTGAGGGAGAAGCTGATACAGATTGAGTACGGGTCGGTCAATGATGCCATTCGGGACATCTACACAAGTGCGGCAGGAGTTAAGGTGAATCTAGTGGCAACTCACCACCTAACCGACGAACGTAAGGATCACATTGGTAAGGACGGCCAGATTGAGCAGGTGCTCACGGGGAACAAGCTACTTGAAGGGCTTGCAGGAACACACAGATTTGTGGACATTGCCATACGGATGGAGAAGGCTGAAGGCAAGTTGAGTGGTAAGTTCCTCAAATGTGGCTACAACTTGAGTCAGGAAGGCACAACCCTGACCGACCCGACCTGGGACGGTATTGCTAACCTTGTAGCAATGGGGACTGGAGACCGAGTACAGTTGGATAGGAGGGTGGCCGTTGAAGTGTCCTAATCCTAACTGTGACGGTAACGTCCTCGTCAACAGAATGCGGACGGATACAGTCTCCAATGAGGGCACAATCCCAGAGCTTAAGGAGTGGGATGAGGAGTGGGTTATCTGCGACGAATGTGCGGAGACTCCATCGTTTACCTGGGAGACCGTTGATGGAAAAGCTAGGCTAGTATTGCTGGGAGGTGACCCATTTCCTGCACATGGTTGACTCCGGAGGAAGCGGCCGATTACACCAAAGTCCACTACACTACACTTCTAAGGTGGGTCAAGTCGGGCAAGTTGAAGGTGAGCCGGCCAGGAGAACCTGGCAGTAGGGTAGTGAGGATATGCCTTAGTGACCTTAATGACTACATGGAGGGTAAGGAAGATGCTGTGTCCTGAGTGTGGTAGTACGGACAGCTTTGAGTTGACGGTCAAGTTCCATATCCCTATAAAGGATGGAGGCAACTTGGCTACCAGTATCGAAGGGAAGGCTACGGCTGAGGAGCCTGACGATGAGGAAGTAGTCTGCTCTGGGTGCTCTTACCAACCTCAATTCAAGCGGCAAGACGACCTCATTCAGTTCAACTTCCAGCAGAGGCCTGGAGATATAGCTGAAAGGTGGAGGGCATGACTGGCACTACCCTCAAGGTAGACCAAAATGAGCCTGGACAGGCATTCGGCCTCATGCAACAGAGTGTGCCATGCCTAGTCGATACTCTCAATGTTCAGGGCTATGCCGACTACCTTTGGCCTGGAGTGTCAGGCCTCCAGCAGGTAGAGCGTAAGACCTGGAATGAGCTACTCGCGGACACGGGCTCGGTTGAGGTCCAGCTGCGCCGTCAGATGCAGGCACACCCTGAGGTACGGCTGATGCTTGTGGTAGAGGGCGTAGCTACCAGTGCCCCCCAAGGTTCAATGACATTTGCCAGGTCAATCAAGAGTCAGCGGCCTGTCTTCTACGCAAGCAAGACGTATGCTAGGCCTATCCAGACTGTGTACGCGTGGCTGTACCAGGTGGAGAAGTTTGTCGAGGTGCACCACACATCATGCTTTGAGGAGACAATGGGGCTGATTGTAGCTTTGTATAAGGCTGACCAACGGACTGACCATAGTACCTTCGAGCGGTACATTAGGCAGGTAGAGTTCCATCCGAACCCGCAGGTGCAGAGGTTGTTGGGAATGGGGGAGGGACTTGGTATAGGGCCGACGCGGGCTGAGGCACTGATAAGGAGATTCGGTACGGTATACAACGTGCTCAAGGCTAGTACGCAGGAATTAGCGGAGGTGGAGGGTATAGGAGCTAAGTTGGCAAGTCAGTTGCTTAGAGGAGTTGGGAGGCTTGATGTCTAAGACCTTCGCACCTCAGTACGAGCGGGATGAGCACGGCTGGATTCTCTTCCCAGGCCGGGATACAACCTGGCGTAGACAGCTATTCCCTGAAGGCGTGTTCGACCACCCTGCCAAGGCGAATATGTACCTTGTCCAAGCGCTTATCGAGTACCTGACCGAACCAGGAGACACTATCGTAGACCCGTTTGCTGGTACTGGTACATTGCTAGTAGGTGCCCTGATGGGACGCAACATTGCTCTCATTGAGCTAGAACACCAGTACCTTGACCTACTAAACCAAATCCAGGAGAAGTGGGAAAAGGATAAGCCGATAGCTAACCCTAGCCTGGGACGGATATTCGTCTTCGAGGGGGACTGTAGACAGCGGCTTCAGGATATGGACTTCCTTTGTGATGCCTCCATATTCAGTCCACCTTACTCGAATGTCCTCAGTTCTGGTGGTGAAACAGGAACAAGGGCTCTCAGTGAAAGGATAACTCCTGACAGGATACAAGCATACGGCGGCAAGTCCGCATCGTCACTTAACCTTGGTCGCCTCAATCCCTTCTACTTCGAGCAAGCCATGAACCGTGTCCTACAGCGACTACTCGGTAGACTGGTACCTAATGCTCCGATAGCACTCATTGCCAAGGATGCAATGCAAGCAGGCAAGCGCCTAATGCTCTCCGAGAAGGTTATTAGGCAGGCGCAGAGGAATGGGTTTAAGCTTGCTGAGTGGTTCAAGTGGAAGCAGCCTATGTCATCGTATCGGGCACCGGCCGAGGCTAAAGGCATTAAGACTGTTGAGGATGAGGACATCTTGGTTTTTAGGAAGGAGAGCTAGTAGTGACCCTCCCGACTGACAAGCAGGAGTCATATGCTGATGTATTGGTCAACAAGCTACGGGCTGCTGACCACTTCATGGCCGAACGGTTTGCTAAGCAGGTCCTCGACTGTACCGACAAGTGGGAGATGTCGAAGTTGATAGACCGCATGAAAGGGGAACTGGAGGAGATAGAGGAGATGGACTCGATGGTAGACCGTAGCCACAGGCAAGTACCGTGAGGGATATTAGGGACATCATAACTGCTGCCGAGGAGGCTATGCAGGGTTATCCGTCAAACTCCAGCGTAGCCTTGTGCCTCACGTATAACGTAGGTGACCTGAACAAGGCTGTGTATCGCATAGCGTTCTGCCAATACGGCAACCGAGACGCCAAGCCGTACTATAAGTTAGCCTCATACGCCCTTGCGGATACTATCACACAAGCGAGAATACTCGCACATAGGCTTGGGTTGGATTGGGATAAGTTGGTAGGCCTAGGGGAACGCAGACACGTACAGGCCATGAAAGCAGTCAAGAGAGGAGGAAGGGACTAATGGCTACTCGTGAGGTTCAGGTCCCGGCGGCTTGGCTCAAGCAGTTACTCTGGACTGAGGGCAAGATGGCATCCACGGATAGGATAGTAGGAGCCTCGTTCCAGGCCAGCCAGCAGTCAGGGCATGTGGTGTTCCTAGTAGAGGAGAAAAGTGACAAGGAAAAGACTCCCTACGGATAGGCCGTCCATAACGCACCGCGTCCAAATAACCGACGAGCGGGGAGGCCAGTTTGACATCTACATTGTTGTAGGTATGTACCCTAGTAAGCGAGCGAACCTGTTTGCAGACGCACTTCGTTTAGGCTACATCCCCAAACCAGGGACTCCTCGACCTAAACCTGGAGAGGTTTTTGTTAAGGTAGGTAAGATAGGGTCTACTATGCGGGGGATGTTGGATGTGGTTGGTATCCAGGCCAGCTTGCTCCTACAGAACGGGGTCAAGCTGACCGACATCTGTACCAAGTTGGAGGGAACAAGGTTTGAGCCGCATGGCCCTACGGATAACCCTGACATACCTATCTGTACCTCGATAGTAGACTATGTGTTCCGATGGTTACGACACACATTTACTTAGGACCAAGGCCTGTCAGTGGTACAGTATCAGGTGTCTACTTCATCAGCAAGTGTGTTAGGTGTGGTAGGACATCCTATGCCAAGCGAGGCCCGTCAATGCTATGCCTTCTCTGTGTGATGGAACTGGCCCATGCCTGACATAGCATACCTCGGTCCTGAGGACTACGACGAGGAGTCTCTGGTTGCCCGCTTAAAAGCTGAGCAGCCTACTATTCTAAGCATTGACACCGAGACTGTCTCACTTAAGGACCGGAGAATAATAGGCCTTGGCATCGGTCTGAACCAACGTGAGGCGGTCTATTTCCCTGTCTGGCCGTATAGGTCCAAGTACCTGGGCCTGGCGTGGCGGCTGCTGGCCACATACTCCACTAAGGTCCTCCACAACGCCATGTATGACCTTACGGCCTTGAGTGATTACCTAGAACTCCAGGTTGAGGACTGGAGTGGTGGTGGGTTGATGGGAACCCTACCAAACTGGCTTGGAGGAGGGCAGTTGGCAGATACCTCGGCAATGGGTCAGGTACAGGGGCTGCCTTCAACTCAGCTTGCCGAGATGTCACACAGTTACCTAGGTGAGGACATAGACGCCATCAGTGACATCCTCCCTGAGCGCAAGACAATGCTAGACCTACCACTGGAGGTTGTTGCTGACAAGTGTATGCGGGACTGCCTCGCCACTATAAGGCTCTACCACAAACAAGGTGGGCCTGAGTGGTGGGAGCCTGACGGGCATACGTGGTCGTATGAACCTAACTACTTCGGGGGCTGGGACCCGCTGGAGCCTGACAGCTACTATGTCAGTCCTCAGATGAAGGACTGCTATCAGGTAGATATGAGGCTTATACCTCTACTCATGCGTATGTCAAGGCGCGGTATTGCCCTCCGTCCTGACCGAGTGGAGTCCTGGTACAGGCGGGTTAGGAAGCAAGTTCAGGTCTACGAGGAAATCTGCGAGAAGGAAGGCTTTGAGCCTAGTAAGAACCAGCAGGTTGGGTACGTCCTAGCATCACGAGGTAACTTCCTCCCATTTACTAAGTCAGGTAAGCAACTCAAGACGGACAACGAGGTACTAGAGAACCTTAATGACCCACTAGCTGTAGTCGTCCTTCAATACCGCAAGTACAGTAAGTTGAAAGGAACGTACCTAGAGCCTTGGCTTGATGAGGAGCGAGCATACACAAACTTCCGCCTGGACCTTAGTACCGCTCGCCTCAGTTCCTTTGACCGCAATATGCAGAATATACCCGTACCTATTCGAGATGTCTTCGAGCCTGACTCAGGTGTCTGGTCAATGATGGATGACAATCAAATAGAGATGCGAGTATTTGCCTATGTTACTCAAGACCCTGTAATGTTGAAGGCATATGCAGACGGGTCGGACATCCACGCCACTACACAGATGGCCCTCTGGCCTGGAAGTGACCTCAATAATGAGGTAATCAGGACGAAGGCCAAGACATTCAACTTCGCTGAAATCTTCTACGCGATAGTCAAGACCTTATCCAGACACACTGGCTTGCCGGAGGCCGTCTGTGCTAGGTATGACCAGGTATGGAAGGGCACCTACCCAGACGCCCACATATGGATGCTTAGTAAGGAAGAGGAGGACACTCCCTGGACGGAGAATATCTACGGCCGTAGGTGTAGGTTACCTGATATTACTAGGTTCAGTCCTAAGCATATAGTAAACTGCCGTGTGAACTATCCTATCCAATCCTCTGCGGCTGAGATAGTCAAACGGCAAATGCTGTGGTGTGATAGGTTGAATATCGACCAGGCACTACAGGTGCACGATGAGATACTGGCAGATGGGGACTACGACTTCCCTGAGGAGTTAGCCCACATTCACCCTGAACTGCATACACCGTTCAAGGTGAAGAAGGGTCCTAATTGGGTCAAGTGAGGTTACTGAGGCTGATTCGCCACGTCAATATTTGCTAGGCCATTCAGCAGCTTCAACTCCAGCATCCTCTGCCCAAGAACAGGGTCCTTATCCGCAATCTGTTGAAGAATAGGTACCACCAGTGCCCAACGTCGCTCATGGGTGCGTAGTTGAAGACGGAGATTCGCTGCGTCAACCCTCGCAGCTTGCGCCTCCACTAGCGCCTCCTGCGCCACGTCCTGATACGTCTGAGCAATCTCAACCTTTGTCTTGCCCCGTAGCGCCATCCATTGTAGCATAGCAGGAATACCAGCCACAACTAGGCCCGCAAATGCACCCGTAACCGCACCATCAGGGAGCGCCATCTTAGTATATCCTCCTAAGCAACCAGAAGGCGGTAAGGAGTGCTACAGCGGCGGCGCTGTTGATGGCCTGAGCATCCTCAAGAACAAGCAAGTGGATGAATGGAGGACGCAGGTAACGTAGGACTACAATTAGGCCCAGGATAGTTAGCAAGGTTTCCACAACCGCCAGGATTGGGGGTGGAGCTGGTGTTCGATGAGGTAGCCATACCAGTAACATACTTAGCCATAGGACTGTCATCGCCAGTGTCCCTACAATGACTAGTACCATTCCACCCTATTCCTCCACCTCAACCTTCTTGTAGCGGGATTGGAGCCAAGGAGCGGCAAGCATCCAGATTAGAGTTACGAACGGGTTGAGGAACAGCATGAGTGCAGCTACCTCCTCACCCGTTGCCCACTCCCAACGAAGGACGGTAAACATTATCAAGCCATTGACAGCACCTATTATAGCAGGTAACCCTAACGGGCTCTCAGTCAGTCCAACCGCTCTAAGCATTGTTTCCCTCCTACGCGAACGCCCGACCGGTAACATTAGTTGCCGGAACTCTCAACGGTCCCTTTACGACATTGCCGATGACTTTATCCTCAAGCAGGAGATGGACTAGCTTTTCCAGTTTGTCTACCTTCCGCTGTGATGTTCCTCTCTGCGGGGAAAGCAGTTCTAGCCTTGTCATCAGGACTCCTCCCTCTTCTGTAGTATAGCCTCGACTAGCAGGTCAGGTTCTCGGTCACCCTCCTGTAGGACCTCAACCAGTTGCAGTCCTCTTACCCAAACCTTCTGCCCCTCACCCCAAGGGCCACTACCGCCGACCGAATTGGCCTGCTTCACCAATACCTCTAGGTCATTGAACTGTTCGATAGGACTGCGTTGCTCTATGCCTGCATCGTGGTACTGTCCACGCGACAAGAGCAGTTGGACGGTGTAGACAGGCACCTTACGACTCTGTGGG